GTTAGTAGTACGACTACAGACTACTCCGTTAAGGCTTATATGGCAGAGTACAAACTGACAGAGCTAACTACGGATAACATAGTCAGGGGCGACAGGAAAGCCTTAATTTCTGCTTATGATACCTCAGGTGCAACCTTACCTAGCCCTGACGAAGGTGACTTGTTTGTTGGCATAGGTGATACAGTACGAGTAATCTCCGTACAGACCTTGTATAGTGGTGATAACATAGTTTGTTACATTTGTCAAGTAAGGGAGTAGAATTGTGGCACAGATCACTATAAACAACCTTAAGGTTCTTGATGACATTAAGGAGCAGGTTAAAGATGCTACAAATGATCAGCTAGAAGATTACTTCACTGAGATGGCTAACTTCGCTATAAATGAGTCTCCTATCTGGTCGGGTTCCTACGTTAAGTCCTTTTCCTTCAAGTCTGACAATACTGGCAGTAGAGGGCGTAGGGTGGATGGCGCTAGGTGGAGGTTCCCTGTTAAGACTGGTTCTGAAGCTGACAGGGCAGAGGGTAGAGGTTTACTGGTAGGCGACATTAAGTCTGTATTCGCTAACAATGATCCTACAGAGACTAAGACTTATACCCTTCGTAATGACGCTAATCATGCTGGTTTTGTTGAACGTGGTGTTGCAGGTGGGGCACATCCTCCCGGACCTAAGCCTCCTAACGGATACCAGATATTTGCAAGGTTGAGGAATCTTTATGGCTGACATTAACCCTATCATAAGAGCGGCCTTAGAGACTCACCTAGCTGGCACCTCAGGTTTACCCGACATAGCCTATGAGAACGTCACATACAGCCCTACGACAGGTCAGAGCTTCATTAAGGTAGCCTATACCCCAACCCTTCGTAGACCTGACGTAATGGGACTTAACCCGCAACAGAGGTATCAAGGTATATTCTCGCTTAACGTATATTCCCCTGAAGGTACTGGACCCTCCGCCTGTGAAGCTATCGTTAAGAAGCTACTAGAACGCTTCGAGGCTACTACAGACATAACATACAACGACGGGAGTGCAGACTACACAGTTTTCATTTCTTACGCCGAGAGAAGTAACGCCCTTGTCGATGCCCCTTGGTATCTTATCCCAGTTGATATTGGCTGGTACATATATAACTAATGGAGAATTAAATGCCTACATTTGCACAGGGTTCACGCTCTAGCCTATCCTACATTGTGGAGTCTACTTTCGGTACTACGCCAGCAGGTAACTTTACTAACCTTCCCTTCAGTACACAATCCTTGAACCTCACTAAAGATCGAGTAGCAGGTAACGATATTCAAGCTGACCGTATGCCTCGCGTGGATCGTCATGGCAATCGTCAAGTTGGTGGTGATGTTGTAGTTGACCTACGTAAGGGTGACTATGATGCTTTCCTAGAGTCTGCAATGCTTAACACTTGGGCTACAGACGTACTCAAGGTTGGTACTACACCTAAGTATTTCTCTATCGAAGATTACGCTGCTGATATTGACCAAGCCAGACTGTTCACGGGTTGTACAGTATCCTCTCTTGCCTTGTCTATCGCACCTAAACAGATGGTTACTTCTACCTTCACTATGGTTGGTAAGGATATGACTATCGGTGCCACAGAGAAGACTCAAGACGCAGCCTCAGGTAATGCACCATTTGACGCATACTCAGGTGCCGTAGCTATTGGTAACGTAGGTGCTTCCTCTGCATCCGGTGTCGTGACAGGTATCGACTTTACCTTGAACAATTCCTTCGCGCCCACCTTTGTTATTGGTGACGATAGTGCCCCAGCCTTGGAAGTTGGACGTGCTGAGATCGAAGGTACTCTCACCGCATACTTTGAGGACGCAGCCCTTATTACTCGCTTCTTGAATGAGACTGAAACTGAGTTGTCTGTATCCGTAGATGATCCTACAGGCTCTAATGAATATACCTTCTTATTCCCTCGTGTCAAGATTAACAGTGCTGACGTAGGTGTAGATGGACCTAACAGCATAACTATCAGCATGTCTTTTGTGGCACTGTACGATAGCACACAGGGCACTAACCTGAAGATCACACGCTCATAAGAATCCCGTAAGGGAGGGGCTAGTGCTATGTCGGGTGGTGCTGGCCCCAATTAACTTAACCCGACTATAAACATAAAGGAACCCGACAATGGATTTAAAAGATTTTACACCTAAGAGTGATGACGTAGAAGTTACAGTGAAGCACCCAGTTAATGGTGAGCCTTTGACTAACAAAGATGGTAGTAATATGACTATCGTACTTTATGCACCTCACGCTAAGGTATACAAAGAAGCTATGTACGAGCAGACCGATAAGCGCCTCAAGGCAGCACAAGGTACTGGCGACATGAATATTAAAGCTAAAGACCTAGACGAAGCATCCCTTGAGCTTCTAGCTAAAGCTACTAAGTCTTGGAACATTACTTACGATGATAAGCAGATTAAGCTGACAGAAGCTAAAGCTAAAGAAATCTATGAAGAACTCTTCTGGCTGAAACCTCAACTTGAGGAGGCTCTAGGTTCCTTTGAGGCTTTTACTTAAGCCTGATTGGTCAACTAGAGGAGTTTGCTGAACACACATTCTCCCTAAATAAACCCGATCAGGATGGTGTGACAGTACGAGAACATCTAGAACAAGTAGAAAGGCAGATCGGACGTAAGCCACAAGAACTAGAGGGACCAAGGTTCCCTGAGTTAGTGTCTCATGTTTGGTCTGCCTTTATTTCGTTGAGCAACAGTAGAACTGCTGGATTTAGCGGACCCAACCCGATAACTTACGAACAAATTAAAGCGTGGAAAGAACTTACCAATACTGTAGTTAGCACTAGAGATATAGAGGCTATTATGAGTATTGACAGAGTGTATATGAGGGTGGCTAATGGCTAATAACAATATTAATCTTAAGTTTATATCTGAAGACAGCCAACTTGACAAGTCTCTCAAGAAACTAGGGTCTATTGAAGGCAGGATAAAGAAGCTAGTAAGCGCAGAGCAAAAAGGCCAGATTACCACACAGCAGTTTAACAAAAGAATAGCGACGTTAGCTACAGAATTTCAGAGGGTCTCTGGGGGTTCTATAGCCGCTAGAAACTCTTTGTTTAAGTACTCTCGGGAGGTTTATCAATCTTCTAAAGCTACGGATCAACTGACTAACTCTACAAACAGGTTGACAGTAGCCTCAAAGAACGCAGCTTCTCATGTTCAAGTTGTAGGTAAAAGGGCTAACAGGACAGGTGTTCTTGCTCAACAGGCAGGTTATCAGTTTGGTGACTTTGCAGTACAGGTTCAATCAGGCACAAACCCTCTCATTGCATTTAGTCAACAGGCTACACAGCTTATTGGTACGTTCTCTATGTTAGCTACCAGTACAAGAGCTATCGTGGCTTTCTCTGCACTAGGTGTTATTGTGCCTGTAGTCTCAGCTATAGCAGGTGCCTTTCTTAGGACCAGAGATGCCGCCGAAGAGAGTAGTGGCTCTGTAGACCTATTGACAAAATCACTCAAAGCCTCAACCTCGGCAGCTAAAGTGGCCTTGACCCCAGTAGAAGACCTTACAGAACAGTACGGCAGTTTCGCAGTCGCGGTGAAGGAGTCCTCTAGGCTAGTCGCCCAAGCTCAAGTAACAAAAGCTGTAGGTTCCTTAATGGGGGCGACAGAAGAGATGCGCGGCGGCTTAAGTGGCTTCATGATCGACTTGGGGAGATTCAACCAAGAGCTAAAAAACCACACAGAGATGGCGAATGTTTTAGGTGAAAGGACTGTACATAACAAGTCCCAGTTCGAAGATATGGATCAAGCTGTTTCCGATGCCAGCGATGCGGTAAATGCCTCCGCTAAAGCTATGGGGCTTAGCTCTCACCAAGCACAAACTCTGAATAGAGCATTGAATACCCTTGAAAGTGCAAAAGGTCCAGAATCTATAGCCGAAGCAGCTAAAAGGGCGCAAGATTCTTTAAGTGGGATGTTTTCGACTACAGAGGAAATGCCGGACTCTATTGCGGACATGGTATTTCAACTCGACCTAGTGCTAAAAGCGGCTGCAT